TAAAATCATTACTAAAGTTATTTACAAAGACCGCACAGGTTGCGCTAATACCGCTATCCCTCGCGATGCTCTTGAGCGGTTGCGCAAGTCCGCAAGTCCAAGTTAAGCACGAATACATCTACCCACCGCAAATCTACACTGTGCCGTGTGAGCAATCAGAATTTACCGGCACGACATACGGCGAAGCAATAACCTTTCTGCGAATTGTGATGAATGAGCGTGATATTTGCGCAAGCAGGATTAAAGGGATTATAGATTGGGAAGCTACAACAAAAAACAAACCCTAGAAACTGGGAATTTCTAGGGTTTTTTAATTCCAACTTACCATACTAAGAGGAACTAAATTTATGGATATTCTAAGGGCTATTCTCTCTATAATCAAGGGGGTTATAACAATGAATGAAAAATTATCAAGTTTACGATTTTTTGGCATTTGGCTCATATTCTTCCTATTCGCTCTTGCTTCCGTGGTTAATGCGGTGAGATGGTGGTAGCCATTACAAATAACCAAATACCGAGTGCAAGCTATCCCTTTTGAGCTTGTATTTGTGTACAAGGGGCCACTCGCCCCTTTTCTATGTGGCGTAAATGCTACAAATCTTAATTATTCTTTCGGGGAGTATCGAAAATTCCCGAGAAAATACTCAAGGTTTGTAATGTATATTATACAAAAGTATAAATTTAAGGATTAACCAAGCAAAAGGCGGTAAATAAATTAAAAGTCCAATTGAGCGGGATTAATACCAAGTGCCGCAGCTATTTTAATGCGAGTGCTTTTGCGTAATGTTTGTGAATTTTCATGTTGCGAATAAGCCGCTTGAGAGATGCCTAAGCGTCTAGCCACTTCATTCTGTGTTAAGCCTAGGTGTTCACGCCAAGCACGCAATGCAGAATAATCATTTAATAAAGCTAATTTTGCGACAGATTCAGGGATACCCGTTTCAATAGGGTCTGAAAAATTAGCTTTTTGTTTTAGCCAGTTGAGCGTGGCAATTGGCATAACAGCAAAAGTAGGTACGCCTTGCTCATTATTAATGTATTGAATATTAGTAAGTGCGCTCATCTCTTTTTTTAACCTCTTCAATAGATATGATATTCATAGTATTGCCAACGATATTAAAGAAAACACGGTAGTCACCAACACGGTAACGATATTCGTAAGTGTGGTTGGTCAGTGCTTTGATATTAGAACAATCGGGAAAGGTTTTAAGCGATTCACATTTTTCAATTATATGTGCTTTCGTTGGAATCTTTCTCAATTGTTTTAATGCTTTTGGCTGATAGATGATTTCTTTCATGGCTAAAGTATTACGTTTAATTAATAAGTATTTTATAGGTTTTATAAGTTTTATTCAAGTATTTTAAGGATTTTCTATGTCAGACGTGAAAGGAAAGTCCACGTCTGATGGCGTGGGGAAATTAAGAGAGAGACAAAAGCGGTTTGTTGAGGAGTATCTTGTTGACCTAAACGGCAAGCAGGCCGCAATCAGAACGGGGTATAGCGAAGCGACAGCAGAGCAGCAGGCAAGCAGGCTGTTAAGCTATGATAAGGTGAAAGAGGCTATTCAAAAAGCCCAAAATAACCGCTCAGAACGCACTCAAGTTACTCAAGATATGGTTTTGAAGAACCTTCTTGAAAATATCGAAATCTCAATGGGTAAGCGCGCAACGGTCATTACTAATATCCGAAAGGACAGTGAGACGGGGGAATTGGTGGGTGACGACATTATGCAATTTGTGTATGAGCCCTCAAGCGTGAACAAAGCCCTTGAATTGCTTGGCAAGCATTTGGGGATGTTTGCGAATAAAGTTGAGGTATCCGGTGATTTGCATATTGAACAGCGCGCGGAGTTAAATTTATCAGGATTAAGCATTGATGAACTTGAACAGCTTGAAAAATTACTCACCAAAGGAAATCCTGAGCAAGATTCGGATTGAGAAAGCCAAGAAGTCATTAATGCACTTCACCACGCAAACCAAGCCTGATTTTATTACCGGCTGGTTTAATATCCTGATTGCACAGGAGCTACAGCAATTTTATCAAGATGTAATAGATGGCAAGCAACCTCGATTAATGATATTTGCTCCACCTCGTAGTGGTAAAAGTGAGCTATTTAGCCGTAGATTTCCTGCGTGGGCGTTCGGTCGTAACCCTGATTTGCAAATAATTGCCTGTTCCTATTCTGCGGATTTAGCAAGTCGGATGAACCGCGATGTACAACGCATTATTGATGAGCAAAGCTACCATGATATTTTCCCCGATACGGCGTTA